CTGCACAGTTGCTTGTACGATCATCAATCAAGATATCAGTGGGGTTTTTGCAGTGTCGCCACTTGTCAAAAGAGAATGGACCAATAGTAACTGGAATGTCCCGAAAGTGTTCTTGTGCCCAGAAAACTTTGTCGCTTACTGCAAACGGCATTGAATAATCATGCGGCAGGGCTGTTAAAAATCTCAATGTACCATCAGTTTGCTGCGTAAGATCACGGCAGTAATTGACCAATTCGACTGCACCTGATTTCAAGGGTAATGAACGATAAAAATGCGAATCAGCTTTGAGTCTATCCCAGTCAGCTGGTGGAATACGTTCATCTGTGAGATGATCCCATCGCATCTTTAAGAAATCCTGTGCGTGTGCTCGCCAATCGGCTACTACATCATCCATGTCAAGATAAATGTTCATTTGAGTTCTGTAATGTTTAGATGTTGAAGTGTTTGTTGCAGCATATCAATTTGCCGCTTGCAATCTTCTAGGGCGTGGTGACTAGTAGAAGGCTTTGGTAAGCCTGGCCACAAACTGTACACTGTACGGGCATCGCGCACCACATAAAATTGCCAAGGTAGCGGCTTACCAAAGCTCTTGTACGCATGCTCAATGATGTTCATGTCATAAGTGGGACCATTAGCCCATATTAGTTTGCTTTGCCAAATAAATTTAGCCAGCTCATCTAATGCTTGATCTAGTGGAATACGATCGTCTTCGCCAAACGCTTCTTCCCTGGCAGCATCAGGTTGGCTTGCCCACCAGTCAATGGTGTCTTGCTGGATGCTGCGATTCTCTTGGCTCTCTAATGTGATACGAGCATAGTAATGCCGATCGTGATAACCTGTGCCCAAAGGATCAAAACTTTGTGCAGCAATAGTTAGAATGGTTGTGTCAGGACCGGTACCCAGTCCTTCGATGTCTATCATTAAATCGGCCATACTGCAAGTATAGCACAATTACTGGGTCATGTCAATGCTCATGTGTTCTTTAAACCATTCGATCATGGCATTTCTGGTAGGATGATATTGATCAGACTCTAGCCGATCTTGATGTTTGGCCCATTCATATGGGTTGCTGTTCATGTTGAATTTAGACCAGTCCACTAAATTATTCAGAGAAGAAGTGCGATCTAGTTTGCCATGTGCATGTTCTTCCCGGCACCCAATATCACCGTGCTCGGTGTTGTATATAAATGCCATCTGATAGGAAATTCCCCGAGCAACAAGTAGACTTTGTAGGTTAACAATGCTCATCAAGGTAAGTTCGCTTAGATACTGACTGTTGGGTTCTGAACCCAGATACTGTGCTCGCATAAAGATCTGTACTGGATCTGGCACTGCACCAAACACTCCTGTACCTAGAAAGCCGCCTGAATGATACCAAGCCATGTTGCCAATGTTGCAGCTGGCCACCCAATCGCCATCAGGGTTGTTATGTTGTGTACGCTGTAGTTCTTCGCTGACCGGAAAGTCAACTCGATTAATACCAGACCATAACACTACCACATGGTCATAGTGTTGTTGCGATAACTGATGCATTGCTCTGGCAGCAATTGCTTGATTGCCAGTGCCCGGGCTAGCTAGCACATGGTACTTTGCAGCGTTTATTCCCATGTCGCCGTTATATCGAGCTTGCAGCCTGGACATAAAGCTGCAACCAATCATCAGTGTTTGACCGTTAGCCAATTACAAAAGTCAATGGTTGTGAACCATCTACATACAGTTTGAGTTGTTCCAGTAGTGCATCCATCTGTGTTTGTGCTTCGCTTTTCATAGCTGCACCGTTTAGGCTACCGCCACCTTGTGGGCCGGCAATGGTGCTGAACTTTTCACGAGCTTCTCCGATGATCATTTTAGAAACAGCAACCATATAGTCACGGATCCATTGTCCAGTTTGGTGATCGGTCAACAACTGAATCTCAGGCTTGAGTTGATATGCCCAAAGCAGCACATTTTCCCCGGTGCCTTTTGGATCCCGTATCAACTGCAACTTCTTGGTCACAGGATTCCAGGTGTAGTTCATAAAGCCACCAAACATTTTAGCAGCTAGTTCCACATACTGGCTGTAAAAGTCATAGGTAGCAAGACCGCCGGCCACGTTAAAGTTCATGAGATAAACGTTGATACTGGCCTGTGCAAATGGATCAAAATTACTGGCAAACGGTCCTGTAGAATCGCCAAATGTTCTACGAAAAATTTGGCGCACGGCGGTAACTTCTTGGGGCAATGTATAGATATTAACGTCCCGAATCAGTTCCATAAAGATGTAGGCTTCTTCGTAAGCTGCGTTACTACGCTGTCGGAATGTGCCAATGGTCTTTTGATACGCAGCTTCAAAGTGTGCAGGGTCTAATTCAAGATCAATGATCTGATTGCCCAGCAATAAGCCCACGTAATCAATAAGATCTTGCTTGAGCTGGGGTAATGTATTTTCGGCCATATAAGGAACTCCGTTCCTTATATTTAGCTCACCAGGTCTTGAGCACCATCAAGTTATCAGTGCCGCGTCCATTGAACCCTGTTTCAGTAGTGCTCAAGTCTTTGAAGATTTTACGAGCAGCCGGTTTACCAGCGGCCTGCATGGCCTTGATTACTTCGGCGGGTTTTCGCACAGTCTTTTGCATGCTCTCAGACACACTGAACCCAATTATGGAATTGATTTTTACAGTAAACGACCCTGCATGCGAGTCTGCCACAATGTGAATCAGCTTGCGCTTTTTGGTGTCATACAGCCAGGCTTCTGTTTTTTCCACCAGGCTTGCAGCAGGCAATCCTTTGAGTTTGAGGTCTGCAAACTCCAGCACAACTTTGAATTTGACGGCACGTTTCTCTGGAGACACTGTTTTGACTGCACGTGGTTTACGCTCGACCTTTTTAATCTGCACGTATGCACCGCAGTCATTGACCACAGTTTCACAAAACTTTAGCACATTACGCATTTGGATCTTGCTGAGATAACCGTAGCCTTCAACCAGTTGTGCGTCTTTGCCTTTGATTACTTCTTCAAATTCAGTTTGTTTGCGTTTCCAGATATCAGCCAAGGTGCTCACCATTTGTGGTGCCACATTCATGCCACGGATTAGCACAATTGGCTTGTAGTCTGCACTCATCTTGGCACCAGCCATGACAAACTCGTCAAACAAGCCATCTAGTTCGCCGGCACATTCGCTTACTTTTTCACGCAGTCGGTCCTGGATGGTCAGTCGTGCTGTCGCAGGTTCTGCAGATTCAGCTACAGCTTCTTGCTGCTTGACTGCAACCAATTCTGCCAGCATGTTATCCAGTTTAATTTGTTCGTGGTCAGACAGTTCCAAGCCCACCATACTCATTCGGCACAGCCAGCCAGCAGTCAATCGAATGTCCGAGTCCAACACACCTTTAAGTGCCCTGACATCTGCTTTACGCCCATGCAGTTCCAGATAATTCACAATCATGTCACGAGCATCTTTTTTGCCGTAAAAGTAATTGTACCAGCTGAATGCAGCAGTCATCTGGCTGATGCGATTGCTAACTGGTTGTTCACGCCACGTGGGCTCTACACCCATAACATTGGTGTCAGCACTACGGGGATTGAGCGGTTTAACGGGTTTGTTTACTACAGCAGTTTTCAAGGTGGCTCCTTTAAGCATATCAGTAATTATAGCAGATTACCCAATTTTGGTCAAGTCAGTAGAAAGTACTACCAAAGTAGCATCTGCGGCGTTGCGAAACGTGATCCAGTACGGACGGTACCCGGCAACCCGACCATGTCCAAAGTAACTGTACCATGAATCATGACGCAAGCTGCTAACGCCCAATTTCTTCCTGGTTGCTGCTTCGTATGGCACAGATTCGGTGTAGCTAGAAAATCTCAGGCCCACAGTGTGTCCGTGTTCTTTGAATTGGCGAAATCTGCGGTTCAGTTTAACTACTTTCATACAGCTATTGTAGCACTTGTCGATTTATCGGTCAACCTGCCCATAAATACTGTATGATCTTCAATAACCACCATTGTAAATCGCTGTCAGGAGAATCAAAATTCCACGCCTAAGCATGTTCCGTCCCAATCGGACGAGAGATTACCAATTCATAGATCGCACTGTCAGTGAAATGTACACTGTGGGCGGGCTTGATCTTTACATACACAAATACATGGGCCCGCAAACTGGCGGCGAGGACTCTGCCCTAAGTGGCAATGCAGATGCTACTCAACCAGTTTATGAAACACTGAGTCCACTAAACATACAAGACCTGCTGCTGTTGGAAAACAGGGATCGTGTGTATGATCCAGACATCTATATATTGCGAGGTGTTTACAACACACAGGACGTGGACTTTGACTTGACTCAGTTTGGCTTGTTTTTGAACAACGACACACTGTTTATTACCCTGCACTACAATGACATGATTGATACCTTTGGTCGCAAACTGATGTCAGGTGATGTGATCGAAGTTCCCAACCTTAAAGACTACAATCCACTAAATTCTGCATTACCCGCTGCACTGCCTAAGTACTATGTGATTCAAGACGCTGCGTATGCAAGTGAAGGCTTTTCTGTAACTTGGTTGCCGCACTTGTGGCGGGTCAAAGCAACGCCGCTGACCGATGCACAAGAATACAATAGTATTACCAAAAAGCCTTTTGTGAGCGAACAGATCTGGGACAATGGCAACTACTATCCAGCTGGATCCATTGTGAACTATGGCAATACTTACTATCAGGCACAGGTCAACACCCCAGCCGATATAGCTATTACCAACACTACCTATTGGCAAGAATATGCTCCGCCTACCATTGCCGATGTTCAAGGCACACGCACCAAAGACACTGAGATCAACGATGCTATCCTTACTCAGGCCGATGTTGAAGTTCCGTTGAGTGGTTACGATACTACCAAGTTTTACATTGTTCCTACACTGATAGATGGACAACCTGCGCTGGCCCAAGATGGAAGTATGACCGCAGACGAGACAACCACAGTTGACGGCACACAGGGCGGGCAAGGTACTACCCCGCGTGCTGAGGGCTACACCATGGGCTATCTAACAGGCAGCGACGAAATTGCGCCCAACGGTTTGCCAGTCACACCAGGTGTTGCATTTCCTCCCAACCCTGTGGCAGGTGCTTATGTATTGAGATTAGACTACAAACCTAATCGTTTGTTCAGATATGATGGCGTTCGTTGGGTCAAAATTGAAGACAGTGTGCGCACTGATCTTAACAATGGTCCTGCTAACAAAACCTTACGTTCTAGCTTTGTGAACAACACAGCTACTGTTAACACTACTGATCGCGGACCGATGCCAAGTCGCCAAAGTCTCAGTGAACTTCTTAAACCCAGGGCCGACAACGGCGGTTAATCATTATGGCACAGCAATATTTTTACGACGCCCAAATCCGGCGTTTCTTGTTACAGTTTACTAGAATTTGTAGCAACTTTCAAATTGAATACGGACGCGAAGAAGGGTCCGATCAAGCTGCACTGCTGCGTGTGCCAGTGCGATACGGCGATGCCAGTCGCAATGCACAAACTATCATTCAAGAAAACTCAGCATCTAGCATGCCCAGCACACCGCTGATGACATTTTATGTGTCTGCTCTGGATTATGATCGACCAAGAATGCAAGAGCCGTATTTTGTGAGCAAGGTCAATGTGCGTCAACGCACCTACGATCAGGACACAGAGACCTACGAAACAACTCAGGGCAATGCATTCACAATTGAACGCTTGATGCCAGTACCGTACAAATTGGGTATTACCCTGGACATATGGACCAGCAATACCAATCAAAAAATGCAGTTGTTAGAGCAAATGCTCACGCTGTTCAACCCCAGTTTAGAAGTGCAATCCACTGACAACTATATTGACTGGACCAGCCTAAGTGTAGTAGAATTAGACTCTACACAATGGACTTCGAGAACAATTCCCATGGGCACAGAAAATCCTATTGACATCGCTACGTTGAAATTTAGCCTGCCCATCTGGATCAGTTCACCCGCCAAGGTTAAAAAGCTAGGTGTGGTTGAACGTGTGATTGCATCCA